GCTAAGTTAAAATCTGAAGTTATTAAGACCAAGCTGTATCAAATTAAAGTATGCGCTGAATGCTGGGACCCGGACCATCCGCAGTTGCAGCTTGGAATGTACCCGATAGATGATCCACAAGCAGTTCGCCAGCCTAGAATAGACCTAACGTATGTTACAGCAGGACAGAACGTAGCAGGGCTCCCTACGGGTGGTTCTAGGGATATACAGTGGGGATGGAACCCAGTGGGGGGAGCAAGTTTTTTTGATGCCGCGCTAACACCAAACTACTTGGTAGCGACGACATATGTTGGTACAGTTACTATATCTGTGACATAAGGAGTAAATTATGGACAAGAAACAGGTCAAAGCAATTGCGGATACTGAGGCCAACAAGGCGGTCAAAGGCCACGTGAGCAAGATGCATAAGGGGGCCGTGAAGATGGCTAAGGGCGGCGTAACCAGTCAGGCTATGAAATCTGTCGGGCGGAATATGGCCCGAGCAAACAACCAACGGAGCAAATAATGGCTACCTTCAGCAAAAAAGTTATGGGTAAGGAAGTTGGCGATGCTAGCGTCTATGCACAGCCTCACACAATGACAGGAAAGCCTGTTACGGGTGACTTGCCGTACAAGACAGGCGCAGAGCGCATGCGCGAAATAAACCCGGCTATTGGGGGCATCAGCAAAGGCAACTACCCAGCCACAGAGACAGAAGGAATTAAAATCCGAGGTGTAGGTTGCGCTACTAAAGGTATAACAGCCAGAGGGCCTATGGGCTAAACCATGAATTATTCGGAACTAACAGCTAACATTCTGGACATCTGTGAGAACACCTTCACAGCGTTAGAGCTGGCTATGTTCACACAGCAAGCGGAACAGAAGATTTATAACATGGTGCAGCTTGCGAATCTGCGAAAGAACGTTACAGGGGTAGTAACTACAACTAACAAATATCTATCTACCCCAACGGACTTCCTATCCGTATATTCTTTGGCCGTATATCCTACAGGCGGCGACTACACCTACCTAGTCAACAAAGACGTAAACTTTATTCGCGAAGCATATCCATCCTCTACTGGAGGTACTGGAACCCCCAAGTATTACGCTATCTTTGGACCCACAATTGCCGGGGAAGTCATTACCAATGAGTTATCCCTCATTCTTGGGCCTACTCCAGATACAGTGTATAACGCAGAACTACATTACTACTACTATCCCGAGTCTATTGTTACTGCGGGAACGACGTGGTTAGGGGATAATTTTGACTCTGCATTGCTTAACGGAGCCTTGGTAGAAGCTATTCGCTTCATGAAAGGTGAACCCGATCTGGTAAAAATTTATGGGGATTTGTTCCAGCAAACTATCGTGCTGCTCAAAAACTTGGGTGATGGTAAGCAACGTATGGATGCGTATCGAGATGGCCAAGTTAGGAACCCAGTAATATGAGCATAGTACAAACTCAGACAACAAGCTTCAAAAAGCAGTTATATTCAGCTGTGCATAACTTAGCGTCGGATACCCTGAAAATTGCCCTGTATTCCGCAAGTGCTGATTTAAACGCAGATACTACAGCGTATTCTGCTACCAACGAGATTTCTGGAACGGGGTACACAGCAGGAGGCCAAACTATTACAGGCGTGGTTATTAGCAGTACAGGAACCACCGCCTATGTGAGCTTCGATAACGTAAACTGGACAGGGGCTTCCTTTACCGCTAGATGCGCGTTGGTGTACAACTCAAGTCAGGGTAATAAATCTATCGCGGTTCTAGATTTTGGGGCTGACAAGACCACTACCTCTACGTTTACCATTGCACTCCCATCCAATACGGCTACGGCAGCTTTGATCCGCTCGGCCAATTAAGGACTATCATGCTAGTAAGTACAACTAAAGGTGAGCTGGATGACTCTATGCTTGAACTAAGGCAAGGAAACATCGATAATACTGTGGAATGTACCGACTGGACAGAGTATTGGTTAGATGGGGAACTGGTACATCGGTCAGTTCATATTAGATTAAAAACTTCCCCTACGCTGCTTGCTGAAGCAGCATCAATAGGTTAAAGGAAAATATCATGGCAAACACGCAAAGCCTTTGTACTTCATTTCTGTCAGAAGTTCTTACCGGAACCCATAATTTTGGTGTGGCTCCTATTCGTGCAGCAACTACGGCGGACACGTTTAAAGCAGCGTTGTATCTAGCTTCAGCAACAATTAACGCTTCTACTACTGCGTTTTCGGCAACTAATGAGGTATCTGGTTCTGGATACACATCAGGCGGTATCGCAGTTACCAACGCAACGGCCCCAACAGCTACAAATGCATCAGCTACGGCAGGAGTTGCATTTTTTACGCCTTCCGCCTCACTAGTATATAGTTCGGTTACCCTGTCCACGGCCTTTGATACCGTGTTGATTTACAACTCTACGCAGTCCAATAAAGCAGTCAGCGTACATACCTTTGGGTCCCAAACGGTAACCGCAGGGACATTTACACTGACGATGCCCACTAACTCAACGACAACTGCGCTACTGCGCCTCGCGACCACGTAAGGTAAATCATGGCACTTGGCTGGGGAGATAACCCGTGGGGGTCTAACGGCTGGGGCGGAACCTTAGCTGCAACAGATACTACAGCCACAGGCGCAGTAGGCACAGTAACGCAAAATCGGTCTATAGCCCTCACGGGGTTTCAAGCTACTGGCGCAGTAGGCACAGTAAGCGCAGCCGAAGACGTTCTAGCTACTGGGGACGCAGCAATTGGTTCGGTTGGAACGGTTACTCAGAGTCGGTCTATAGCCCTCACGGGGTTTCAAGCTACTGGCGCAGTAGGGACAACATCTAGTGCAGTGGCCTTTACCTTAGCGGGGGTTCAATCTACAGGATCGCCGGGAACAATCAGCCCTGCGGTTTCCCTTGCCCTTACCGGAGATGCGGCCTCTGGAGCAGTTAACACCCTCACGCCAAGCCTATCAATAGGGATTTCCGGGGTAGCAGCTTCTGGCGCGGTGAGTGGTTTAGTTCCTCTTCTTACTCTAGGTAGCGCAATTGCATCTGGAAATGCAGGTTCCTTAGGGCTAGCAGTTTCAATAGCCTTGGTGGGGGTAGGCACAGTGGGTGCAGCCGGGTCAGTAACTCACACTAAGACAATAGCCATAACAGGAACACAAGCAAGCGGGACAGTCGGTACGGTATTGATGGGTGCTAGAACCGTGGTATTGACTGGGGATACATCTGCCGGTGTAGTAGGGAATATAGGCGCTGCATACTGGAAGAGTATTAATGACGCACAAACTACAAGCTGGACTACAATTAACGATGCCCAAACGGCTGCATGGGAAGCAATAGGAAATGCTCAAACAGCCGCGTGGGATACGATTAACGATGCCCAAACGGCTGCATGGGAAGCAATAGGAAATGCTCAAACAGCCGCGTGGGATACGATTCCAATGTAAGGACAAACGATGACTACTGCATATACATCACTATTAGGTCTAGCACTTCCTGTAACTGGAGAGCTCTCCGGTACTTGGGGTGCTGTGGTAGACAACGCCATTACCCAATATGTAGACACTGCTGTTGCGGGTACCCAAACTATTAGCGGCACACAAACTGCCGTCGCCCTATCATTGACTAACGGCTCAGATTCTGCCACGAATCTAGCTCAAGCAGGCACAGGCAGTACAGGGTCGGCCCAATACGCAGTTATTAACTGCACAGGCGCACCAGCAAGCTTGCTGACCATTACTGTTCCCGCATCAAGCAAAACATACACAATCATCAACGCAACCTCGACTAACCAATCAGTCAAGATTGTAGGCGCAGGCCCCACTACAGGTATTACAGTGCTTACGGGTACTAAGGTCACAGTTGCTTGGGGCGGGGCAGATTTTGTTCAAACAGCTATCCCGTTAAATGGGGCCCTAGGAACCCCCAGCAGCGGTGTAGTCACAAACTTGACAGGTACGGCCTCGATCAATATCAACGGCACTGTCGGCGCTACGACACCTGCGGCTGGTGCGTTCACTACGCTGGGGGCTACAGGAACCTCTACGCTGGCTGCTGTGAATGCTAGCGGGTCAATTACTCGGGGCGAAGTTATTCTTAGCGCCGGAGATGGCCAAAATAACAGGCTACTAATTAGTACAGCAGGCGCTGGTAATACCGCCTTCAGGTTTTTGGGTATAGACGGAACTGCTAGCGCATCTTTAGACATTGTTGCAAACAATAACTCAACAATCCAGCGTGGTTTGATATTGCAAGCTAATGGTGGCGGCATTGGTATTGGCGGCGCTGCTCCTTCCACAGGCCTAGCAGTAACCGGAGCTATCACAGCAAACTCAGCAGCCGCCACAGCACCGTTTATTGCCAGTATTAATGGTTATGAGGTGATGCGCAT